TCAATGTCCTTGAATTCTGCCGCTGCCCAACTCGTTGCCGCTCGCTGCATGTGCCGCCCAAAATGCAAGAGTGAACGACAATCCGAAAGAGTTTACAACCCCACCCGCTATGTCATTGACCGTAAACAACTTTTGCGGAGCACCGGCCACCAGGAGTTGTGTGTAATGAGGTGGGGAATACCTCGATATCTTCCGGCTTAATAGATACGATGCCGGCAGGAGTGTTTCCTGTAAATGTCTTTCCTACCAATACTGGTTTCAATAGATCGACAATACTCGGATAAGGCGTATCGGCTCGGAGAACAACGTGTAGATCACTGCCAACAGGGTCCACTGATCCGAGAGGCGGCAATGAGATAGTATTTGTTGGCGCGGCCTTTCCCTCGAGTCGCGCTTTGACACCAGCTTTGACTGCGAATCGCAAGGCGTCGCTATCGACTTGAGCGTTGGACAGTGCGAGGGATTCCGGTGTGATGTTTAGATATAGGGGATGGTCTGCCGTCGCATCAACACTTATGGTGATGGGTTTCCACTGGGCTTGAATAGACTTGCGAATTTGATCACAGTTGATCGCTTTGGCTGCGGCACTTTTCATGGCCTCTTGCAGGTCGTTTACGGCGCCGTTCGCCTTGTCTGTTAGATCGAGATTTACTGGGCCTGCACAGAAGCCTGGCTTTCCCAGCCTACCAAGGTCGATGCTCGCGCAGTTCTTTCCTACAATTTCGACGGTGGCGCTCGATACCCAGTCTTGAGTTGGCACGGCACTGATCTGCGGACACCAGTCGCTATCGTGACTAATTTTTATATCGACAATAGGTCTGACGGATGCAGAAAAATTCTTCCCGCTAAGCGAAAGAACCCCTGCTATATCGCCGCGCAAGCCGGCCTTGCCCTGGATCTCTATGGGCGCCGACACACGCATTGCGTCGCCGTTTTTGTTACAGAGATCGGTCCTGACTTACGAGCCGTTGCAGACCATTGATTTCCTGCGCATGCTCTATTGGATCCGATATATGGTAATTCCCACCAGTTACTTCCCTTCTTTATTGCTGGAACATTGGTGCACGGATCCTCTCCAGATCCGGATAACGATTTTTGGGCGGGTACTTGTGCTTCTACGAATTTTTGAAGCGCACTAAAGGGGACGCTCATTGCAACGGTAATATAACTTGTTTCCAATGGAGTGTCAGGTAGTGTCGCACTACCAATAGGAGGTTTTTCAAAAATATCGGTGCGCCCGCATGCGGAAATCAAAATTACAGTCATAAACAGCAGCACTCTTGACTTGATCGCCAACATTTTGTCCGCCCTCCGATATTTTTCATTTGGCTTTGGGTCTGGTCCCCTGACCAGCTAGGATGCGGTTATCGCAATAGGTGAGCCATGAAAATGCAGTCCCAGTAGCAGCTCGATTCCCAGCTCGGTCCGCTTCTTCACGCTCCCATTGCCATTGGTGCAAGGGGTCTTTCAGTTTGCTGTCTGCCGCGGGACACTTCGCGAGAGTCAATCGGTGAACATAGTCCGACTTCCCTTCTCGTAGATAGATCATGAATGCGTTCGCTGGATTTTTTGCTGCCAGCTTCTTGGCTGCGTCATTCAATCGGTTATCGGCGACGCCCATTGCGCGTAAAGTAAGAATTGTTACCGCCACAAGGTGCTGTGGGAAACCTGGCTCATTGAGATTGGCATCTAGGTCAGCTATAGCGGGCGCATACCCAGAGAAGGTACCAAGGTGGCCACGTAGACCGCCATCAGGCAGTTTTGCCATCCCTGCATTCTTCTGCAGGAAATCAACCGTAGCTGCTAGAATGGCTGCATCCCCATGCCTGATCGTGCATCCTGCATTAGGTGCGTCATCAGTGCAAAACCGTGGTAGAGCGTGAAAAATGCAGTAGTTGAAAAGCTCAAAGGCGCAAGCGACGTTATCGTGTATCCAGGTTAGCCACTTATAGCCGCGGGCAGCGTCCTTCTTTTGATCAAATAAAGCTGAACGCCTAGCGCCATATCTGGAGAGAAGGACGCTCCACCTCGGTCATTTCCGTGAAGCCTAATTCGAGGTGACCTAAACCATTGTCCTGTATTGGGATCCTGTGCGGCGGCCACACCAATGCAGCCTCGCTCATCGCCTGCATAGCAGAGTAGTCCGTTGAACAAGGTCATATCCCCGTCGTCGCAGGGCTGCTCGTCTTTGTTGGTCTGCTTGCTTGGAAAAGAAATATTCTCGCCAGGAGCGGCTCGCGCATCGCACATTAAGGCTCCGCTCTCCCAGAGCGAAACACGGTCTGAGAGTTCATCCGCGTTCGCCGCTACGGGTGCGGTGGCGAACGCAATCGAACATAGGAATATAAAGGACGGGATGCCTTGCAAGATGGCTAACATGTGCAGATGCATGAAAATCCTTTCGACTTGTGCCTCCTCGGGCAGGCGGGCCTGAATAGAACGTCGCTGAATTTCGAAGTTTGTTCTAGGCATGAGTCACCCACTGGGGGGCGCCTATTGATTCAGACCGCTGTAGAGGCGGCGGCGAGTCGGAACGGCGTTTCTTCCTCGACAGTGTCCACATCTCAGCCCTCGCCAATAACCGGAAATAAGTGCTTCCTTCGCAACTAACAAGTAGCTGATAGATTCGTATTGGATGTGACTCGCACAGAAGTTCAAGGAAGGATAGTTCTTTTGATTCAGAACACACTCATCCATAAGTCGGATGGCAGCAACATTTTCTTAATACAGATTTCAAAATTAATTTACTTCCATTCCCGGAAATCGACCTTGGCTCCGTGCACCGCGAGAGCTTCTATTTGACTGATTCTGGCAAACTCGTCTCGTCGAATGCCCGAACATTAGCGCTTTCATCGGATCAGCAATCGGGTGTCCGAGCAGTTCTAGCTGTGAGGATTCAGGGTCCGATGCTGCTTCGGGCCCCGACCATAGAGATCGCCAAGGCGCGACTACAAGACTAGGCGACGTGCCCCCTCACCATCATAGGTAGGCAGTCAGCAAAGCCAGACCACTTATGCAATTCCCGCAAGCAGCGTACTCGCCTCTAGCCATCCAGAGATATCACGCAGCTTGACCTCAACATTGCCATCGCGAATTGGCGGACCGTCCACGGGAAAGGCTTGGTTTGGACTTCGCTGTAACGGACATTCGCCCTGCGGAATTCGATGACCGTGGTTGGCCGAACTCAGCCATCGAGACATGCGCCCCCGAAGATCGATGAGGAAGTGAACTTCAAGCCTGCCCAAAAGTCATTTCGTCCAATTCTCTAGGCTTTAACTCCAATTCCAGGCTGGACGTATAGCCGCGCTCGCTTAGGTTGTGCGTCACCTTAGCGATGGTCCAGCCGGCATTGTCCATTTGAGGCTTCCATCCGCGGACGACCGCCGGCAGCTCTGGAAACAGATCCGGCCGTCCTCGTGCGAGCGTGATGCCGAAGGTGGCGACACCCCGCTGAATCCGCGCCCACTCCGCGCGCGCCGCACGTTCCGCGTTGGACTTCGTGGCGTACGTATGGCGAAGAACCTTCACGTTGTCCGGGTTGGGTGACATCGTGGCTGCCGGGCGCTGGGGTTCCTTCTTGGCCGTTGCGGGCTTCTCCTTCTGTACGGTGGCATTGGAAGCATCGATAACCACCTCGCCCTTCATCGCCCGCCGCGTGTCCTGGTAATACGCCTTCACCCCGTTGTAGTTCTCCCGGTCGGCAACCAAAAAGCTGTGCGTGTCCCCGCTCGCACGCGTGATGGTGACGGTCGGCAGGGGAACGCCGGACGCGCTCAGCGCCGCACCGGCCTGGATGAACAGCAGCTTTCCCTGCTTGACGGTCGCGATCGCATCGTGATCCTTCGCCAGGCGCGTGAGCAGGTTCGCATCGGACTCGCCGGTCTGGTCGAGGTGTTCGATGACCACGTCAGCCAGCTTCGCGGCGATGACGGCCACCAGCTCGTTCTTGCCGGCAATGGCGCGCACCAGGTCACCGATGGTCTGGTTACGGAAGGAGCGCTCCTTGCGCGTGGTCATATCACTGGCCAGGTCTGCGCTGCGGGCACGGATGGTCAGCCGGTCAGGTGGGCCCGCATGCTCGATTTCGTCGACCTTGTAGCTGCCCTTGTCCACCAGGCCGGTATCCTCCCAACCGAGTGCCAGCTGCAGGCGGACGCTTTCTCAGGAAGGGCGAGCATGCCGTCCGCGTCGTCCAGCTCGATGTCGAGCTGGTCAGCTTCGAAGCCGCGGTTATCGACCAGCGTCAGGCTGATGAGCCGGCCCTGGAAGCGCGCGGTCAGATCCTGCCCGTCGTGGGTGAGCTGATAGGCGGGCCGCGCGTCGTGTCCGACGATAGTCGCGGCCAGATCCGGGGGGGCCATGCTTGGGAACGTCATACGCCGAGCACTCCCGCGGTGGCATCGCCAATCAAGGCCTCCAGGCCGCCATCGACCCGCTGCAGCTTCAGCGAGAACTCGAGCCTGCGCGCCTTGCCGTCCGGGAAGAAGAGGGTACGGGTTACGGTCAGTCCCTCGATCACAAACATACCGTAGTAGCGCCCGGACCCTTCGATCAGCACGAAGGGCCGGCCCGTGTCGCCCATCGATCGCAGCAGATCGATGGTGTTGTCGCCGCCGCTCAGCTCGGGCAACAGCACGCCGGACAGGGAGACCGTCTCGTCGCCCGGCCCGAGGAACTGGCGAGCCGGCCGCAGACTCACGCGGCTGTTCGCGGGATGACGCCAGCCGATCTGCTGCTGGAACTCCTGGTAGGGGGCCGTCTCCAGGGCAAAGACGAACAACCCGAGGGCCATCATCATGGGGCTATTCCTCCAGGTCGGTTAGGCGGGAGCGGGCGCGAGCGCTGCGCTGTGACTCGATGCGCTGCAGCTCGGCGCTCACCATCCGCGCGATGGCCCGCTCGTCGGCGCCTGCCGGCGGATAGATGTTGATGATGACCGGCGCGGGGGCCTGGACAGTGGCGCTGGCAGCAGTGTGGGCCGGCGGCGTCAGCGGTGGGCGGTTGTCGATCGCAGTGCCGGCCGCGGCCGGTCCAGTCCCGATTGCCAGGCCGAAGCCGATACCCGCCATGGCCTTTGCCACTCGGCTGACTACCTCGAGGGGGCCGCCTTCGCTTTCAGAGAGGCCCTTTTCCAGTCCGCTCATGGTGAAAGCGCCGAGCTGTGCAAAGACCCGGCTGGGCGAGTGGATCCCCAGCCGTTCCCGGAACCATCCCACGACGCTGTCGCCGATGCTGACGACTGCGTCGCGCACCGCGCTAGCCGCCCGGTGAGGCCGTTGATGAGGCCCTGCAGCAGGTTCCCGCCAAATTCGCTGAAACGTGCCGGCAGGTCGAAGCCGAACCAGCGCAGCACTGGCGCGACCACGTTGTAGATCGCGCCGTACAGGGACCAGTTTGCGACCAAGGCGAGGATGCCGCCGAGCCCACCCCGGAAGCGCCGGTGACCTCCGACCAGAGGCCGGTGAAGAAGGCCTTGATGGGCTCCCAGTACTTGACCAGCAGATACGCGGCAAGGCCGATGGCGGTGACGGCCAGGCCGATGGGGTTCAGCAGCAGAAGCCGGCCGAGCGTGCCGATCACCATCATCACCAGGTTGAAGCTGCCGGCCAGGCCACGCATCACCACGGACAGCACGCCGCCGCTCACGCCTATCTTCGCCAGCAGGATGTGAACCATGGCGTACGGCCCAAGCACCGAGGCGATGCCAAGCAGCAAGGGGCCAAGCACCAGGAGGGAAGCCGACAGCACACCGACCGCTACCGCCATGGCCTTGGCCAGGCCGGGGTGCGCTTGCATGAAGTGGGTGAGGCGCTCCGCGGCGCGGTGGCCATTCCAGCGCGGCGGGCGTACAGAGGCATGATCTTCAGGCCCAGCTCGCGCTGCAGGTCATGGACCTTGGCCATGGTCTCCAGCTCCTTGCCCTGCGGCATGCCCTTGGCGCGCTCGTACAAGCCATCGATGCCGTCCGCATTGGCGTTCAGGCGGGCATTCTTGTGGACCTGCTCCCGCTGCAGGTACATCTGGGAGAAGAGGTTTGCCGCGGTGCGGTTGGAGAGGATGCTTCCGATGGTGTCGAGCACCTGGTTCTTCTCCGTGATGCCCTTTTCTGCCAGCTTGGGCAGCAGGATCTTCTCCATCCACTCGAACTGGTTGCGACGGAACAGCTCGCTCCCGGCCAGCGCGCCCACGCCGAGCTGGGAGATCTGGCCCGCCTTGTCGTGCATGACCTTGCTGGGATCGGCAATCAGGCCGAGCGCGTCCAGGTTCTGCGCGGCGCGCTTGGTGGTCTTGCCCTGGTAGAGGTTGGCGTAGGCGCTCATCATGGCCGTGCCGACCCGGTTGCCGCCCATTTCCTGCACCAGCGGCTCGAGCTGGTAGTAGAACGCCTTGTCGTCGATGGCCTTGGCCGCAATGCCGCCGGTCTTGACCAGGTTGAGCCATTCCTCGGGCCCGACCCGGCCGCCCGTCGCGGTGATGACCCGCTGCACCATGTCGGCCTGCTCACGGAATGCGGTCTCGCTGGACAGGCCGCCGCGCATCTCGATGACCTTCAGCATGTCCATGAACTTGCGCTCGTTCTCGGCACCATCTTCCTCCCCGAACACGGCCGCGCTGGCGAACTTCATTTTGGCCAGTGTCGGCGTCACCAATTCGGCGTGGTGCTCGTCGGCGAACACCGACAGCGCGTCCCGCATGAGCGAGAGATTCTCCACGGTGCTGGTGCCGTAGGTCTTCATGCCGGTGGCAAACTTGATCGAGTCCCGCGAGACCTGCTCTCCCAGTCCGAGGGCGCGCAAACGGGTCTGTTCCAGCGCATCGTGCTTGGCTTCGCCGAGACCCTTGTAGAGCGGCTGGCCGGCGGCAAGCCCGGCCGCGGTGGCGCCTGCACCCGCAACAGCCAGCCGGCCCGCCGCGCCTGAATACGGCCGGCAGTCTGCCGTGCGGCGTCAACGCGGCGCTGCTGAGCGGCGACGGTCGCCAGGCGCTGCTGCTGAGCTTCCAGCTGCTGGTTGGTGCCGGTGAGCTGCTGGCGCAGCTCACGCTGATGCTGGGCCAGCGCCTGCGTGCTGATGCCCATGTCCGCCAGCCGTGTGCGTACGGCATGCGTGTTCTGCTGCAGTTCTCCCTGGCGCTGCTTGAGTGCCTGGGCCTCTCGCTTGGCGGCCTCGAACGCGCGGGTCATGGCCGCGGTGGGTTGAGCCACCTGGCTCATCTGCTGGGCGAGCTCCTTCGTGCGCCGTTGAACTGCTTGCAATTGGTTGCCGGTGATGGCGGCATCCTTGTTCAGCTTGCGGAAGCTGTCGATGCTCGCCTGGGCGCGGTTCAGTTCCTTGAGCTGGTCCCGCGTGCCCTTGATCGCACGTGCCAGCTCGTTGTTGCTGCCGAGCATGGCCCGCACGGGCTTCGTGACACGGTCGACCGCCTGCAGGATGAATTCCAGTCGGAGGTTACGCGAGGCGCTCATTCTTCAGTTTCGCTACGGACACGGGCGCGCTCGCGCCATTCCATCAGCTCCCCCAGGGCCAGGGCATACAGCTCCGCCATGGAGAAGGGGAAAACTACTGCAACGTCTGCGACGGCGTCTTCGACTCGGGCTGGAAGTCCTCGCCCTTCGCCGCCTTCGGCAGCAAAAAATCGCTCACCCTGGTGGCCAGCTGCATCAGGTCGGCAGGGTCCAGCCGGCTGACGTCATGCTGGGTGAGCGTTGGCGTCGTGATGCGCGGCAAGACCGCATGCAGGGCGGTGACCTCCATGCGCAGCAGGTCGACCAGGCTACAGCCGCGGAGCTCGCCGGCGCCCGGCTTGCGCACGGTGATTTGCTTGATGGTCTCTGCGCCGCGGGTGAGCGGCGTATCGAGGTCGACGGTGGCGGTGGTCTGTTCGGTCATGGTGGAGTCTCAAAGGAATAGGGAAGGGCTTACAGACCCATCGCGCGGCGCTGTTCGGCAAGGCGGTCGACACCGAACACGATCTCGATGAAGTTGACGTGGTCGATCTCGCACCAGACCTCGCCGTTGACGGTGAGCTTGTAGTAGGACAGCGAAGACTTGACCTTGAACTGGCTGTTGTTGCCGACCTTGGCGTCGCCCATGTCCAGCTCGGTGTGCCGGCCGCGCACGACGATCTCCACGGCCTCCACCTCCGCGGTGTCTTCACGCTGGTATGCGCCGGCAAATCGCAGCATGGCGCCGTCGACGGTGGTCACGCCGTACTGCTTGAAGATCTCGCGCATGATGCCGCCGTAGGTGGCGTTCATCTCCATCTTCTCGTTGCCCAGGTCGATTTCCACCGGGCCGTTCATGCCGCCGGCGCGGTATTCCTCCAGCTTGCGGGTGAGCTTGGGCAGCGTCAGTTCCTCGCTCTGGCCGGCGTAGCTGACGCCGTCGGCGAAGACGTTGTAGTTCTTGAGCTTGCGTGGCAGGGCATGGTGGTGTCCTCAGCAGGTCATTCGGCGGCGATCAGGCTGTGACGGCTGGGCGAACTTCATCAGGTACCGGTCGGTGATGCGCTGCCGCAGCTTCAGGTTTTCCAGTGGCGGTACGGCGTGTAGTCGTAGTCGAGGGCGAGCTCGCCGCTCTTGAGAGTCTCCTTGGAGTTGGCGCCGTCGTCGAACCACGCCTCACCGCCCAGCAGGTAGCCCTGCCTCACCAGGTTGCGCATCTTCGCGTTGATGCCTTCGAGCAGGTCGCGCACCAGCGACGGTGTCATGGGCAGGTCCATGGCCCAGGAGTGCGCCTCGGCCATGGTGTCCGCCAGGACCTGGGCGGTGCGGGTGTAGTTCTCGAAAACGAACAGCGGATCAGAGCTGCACGTGCGCGAGCCCCAGAAGCGGAAGCCCTGGAAGTTGACCAGCGTGGTGACCTCGTTGCTGTTGAGGTAGCCGGCGTCGGTGGCTGGGTCCTGCAGGTCCCAGAAGACGTCCTTGGAAAGGCCCGTGACGCCGTTGACTGCCACGTTGGACAGGGTCTTGTGCCAGCCCACTTCTTCGTCGAGCTTCGCGCGCAGGCCCACGGCGCGCGCCGTTGCCCAGAGCGTCTGCTCGGCATTGGCGACGGTGTCCCAGCCAATGAAGTCGGGCCAGATCGTCATCAGTTCGCGCTGGCCGAAATTGTCGCGGTACGCGATGGCATCCTCCTTGGTTTCGCAGCCGAACGCGGAGACGTACGCAAAGGCGCGCAGCTTCTGGGCGATGCCGGCAAGCTCGGTGGCCACCGGCAGGCTGTCTTTGCCAGGGATGGCGAGGATACGTGGCGTGACGCCGAGCCGGTTCCGGGCGGTCAGCAGCGCCTTCATGCCCGTGTAGCGGCCGTCGGCCGTGGTGGTGCCGATCAGGTTGCTGGTGGTCTCAGCTTCCGTTTCACCTTCGGCAACGCGAACCACTACAGTCAGAGGGTTGGCCTGGTCGGTGATGGCGTCGAGCGATTGCGCGAGCGTGCCCTTGTCGCCGGCCTTGCCGATCGACGCCAGCGGATTGGTCAGCAGGACAGGGGTGTTGAGCGGGAAGACGGCAGCATCGGCATCCTGCGCGGTGCAGACGATGCCGCCCACTGCCGTGGCGATGGTGCGAATGGGGCGCGTGCCTTCGTTGATCTCGATGACACGAACGCCGTGGTGGTAGTGAGCTGGCATGGAATCCTCCGGGATAGCCTGATATGGCAAGGTGCTACCGGTAGGATGTCGCGCACGCGCGCGTCTGTCGTCCGTAATTTGTTGTGCATGCTTGGGGCACAACACCGTTCACCGTGGCATCTTTGGCTTGTATCGAACGCTGACCCAGTGCGACGGATCTTCATCAGAAAAAAGTCGGCCCGTAGCCGCCGATCTGCCGCGACGCGTGTGGTCGTGCTGGTGGCTGCAGTCATTGGTGCCATCTGAAGCCCAACAAGGAAGTGTTCCTTCCTCATGGTGATCCAAGAAGGCCTTCCAGCTTTGCGAGACGATCCTCCAGGCATGAAACGCGGCGCCGTTGCATCGCTGCTTCCAGGCAAAGTGCGAGTTCATACCGGATGCCATATGCGCTGCCTGCTGGCTTAACGAGGCGCTTCTCCTCGTGCACGCGGTAGACAGTTCGTGTGACGCCATCATTGTCCACAACGTCTACGGGTTCGGAGACCGGAATAGCGTCGTACTGGTCCGGCCACTCGTCATAGCAGAGCAATCCGAACTTGAAAGGATCGAGGCCTTTCGCCTCGAAGGCCGCTTTGACTTGTTGTGCAATCACGCCGAAATGCCAGCGCGCATTTTCCTTGCCTTTTTGTGCGATAGCATCGACGAATTTGAATTGATGAAACTGGACTGCCTCCCAGGCTTCCAGCGCGAGTTCCTCTATCTCACCGATCAGCGCCTTCTGGGTCTCGTCAGACGTACTGATGGCAGCAGTTCCGGCATGCACCACGCTGTACCGCTGAGCGGGGGTGCCGCAACTCCTTGTATTGTCTGTCGCCGGTCGCGTGTTGTTGGTTGATACAAGATCGTTGCCAGCGATGACATTTGCTGAGAAGACGGCGTTGAGCGACTCGTTGAACATCGATGCCAGCGGTGTCCCGGCCGCGTTCTTGAATGAGATGCTTGCACCGGCTATGACCGTCTCGTTCGTTGCGCCATTGGACGACGCGAACTCGAAATTTCTCCCATTGTGTAACCGCACGCTGTGATCTGAGAGGCGGAATTCATACAGAGCGGTGCCGTCCGCACTTTCCAATCGCACTGCGGCATCGCGCCAGGGGCGAAGTACAAAGCTGCGGTCGGTGAGCTGGGTTGGAATCTGCAAGTATGGAATCCAGGCCGAGCGAGGATTGAAGGCGGTAAGGTCGACGGTCGGGGAGATTTCCCCCTCCATCCGGACGTTCGCAGTGTAGCCAGCGTCCTCAGCGTTGCTGTAAGCAATCGCAATGCCGTTCTCCCATTGGCAGGTCGCCGTCCACTTCCAATCTCTGATGTCCCCGAGAATGCAAAGTCCTGCGTCATGCGTGGTTTGCCATTTCGTGTTGTTGAAGCCAACGGCGCGGATCGGGTATCCATCTGCCTCTACTGCAGCCGCCTCTCCAATTCCGAAGAAGGTGGACGGCTGTCCGCTGGTGTGGTCAAGGGTCGCAAACAGACAATCATTGAAAATGGTGGCGCTGAAGCCGTTACCAACCGCGGGCGAGCGTATCACCGTGATGTTGGCCGGAAGGTCGGGGGATACACCTGTGAGCTGTAGGTGCTCCCCAGACAGCGAGTAGGCTGAATACGTGTAACGCTGAGATGAGCCCGCCAGGCGGAACTGGTTTGACCGCGTGAGGGTACAAGTTGGGTTGTACTTGACCGTTATGGTAGTGGTCGTGTTCGAAAGAACCGGTACCTGAGCCGCGCCGCGCAGCATCAACCCACGCCGGCCCTGACCGATGAACTTGGTGAAGTGAGCGCGCTCCCCATTACCGATGGAGGAGTACGTGGCATTATTCTCGGTCCCGAACAGCGCCGCCATTCTCCAATAGCCCACGGCTTGTACGTTGTGGACTACGCAATCATTTGGGCACTTAGCCCAGACGCCGATATCCCAGTCGTCTGCGAGGGAGAGTCTCGTGGCGTCGTTGTATCCAGCCAGCAGGTCAAAACTCGGTACCAATCGAAGGTTTTTAAGCTGCGAATTCCGATTGAGAATGACGCCAACACTGAACGGCTTGGGTGTGGCGGGCGAGCCCGCCACGGAATCGCCCAGGGTGAAATCGGTGAGTTCTATCGTATGGCCGTTGACGGTCTTGGGGGTCCTGTAGTTGCTGAGGTTCTCCGCGGTGTGGACCTTGGGCCCGGTGCCGACGAAGTAGATGTGCGTCCCGTGCTTGTCCGACTTCAAAAGCCCAACGGGATCGGGACGGTAGGTGTCCCAATAGTCGACCCCTTCTCCCTCAAGAATGCATCCCTGCCGCACGAGGATGCCGTTCCCGCTGTAGCGATACCTGGCCGCGTTTGCAATCACACGATTGGCTCCGCTGGCCAGGGCTTTGTCTATGGCATGCGTATGATCAAGCTTTGGCGCGGGCGAGAGTGCGTCAGCCTTCTCGAAGATGTTCATGAAATCGAAGAAGGTCACGCGCTCCGCATTCTTTTCGTGCTGGGTACGTGGGGTGGCGCCATCGTACGGCTGCCGCACGCCAACTAACCCATCCCCCTGGTTGGCATTAAGCAGCGTCTCTTCCAATACGCGGATCTCGTTGGCGACGTGCTGGCGTGTTGCCAGGACGATGGAGGGGTCGACTTTGAGTTCGATACTGACGCCGGACGTGACCAGGATGATCATCCGCACGACCTGAGTCCGACCGGAACCTTCGGAGAGCATGGGCTTATACGTCTCCGGGCAGTTGCCGTAGTAACAAAGCGTGCCGTCCTCATCGTACAGGCCCAGCTCACGAATCCACCACCCACCCACGTTCTCTGGGATCACCTGTTCGGCGATGTACTGGCTCTCGTTGGCAGGATCGGGAGCTAGCGTGTTCAACGGGGCCAGACGTTTCTCGTTGACCAGGGAAACGCGGTCCGGCTCGGCTCTGGCAAGGCGCCACCGCCGTCGCCAACCGCCATCTGGGTGAACTTGATCGGCACGCCAAGCCCTTGGGCTCTTGCAATCTTGGCCTCGCCGGCGGCCGTGGGAATGATATAGAAGGTCTGTGGCATAGCGGTCTATTGGGAAACGGTAAGGGTGTCGACGGTGTGCGCCGCACCGAACGCGCGAGTCAATCCGCAGACGATGATTTCTTCAGCGATGTAGGGGTAGACGGTTAGCTCGTCGCCGAGCAGTGCGGCTGCGGACTGGTAGACCGTCCCGCGCGTCTCCATGCTGATGGCTAGGCCGCTCATGTGCCGGCTCACGGGCTTGGCATCGTCGATGAGGCGTTCCAGCTCCGCGTACATCTCTTCGGTGAGGCCGGTGTCTGGCACGCCGACGTTCAGGCGGAACGTCGCGCGCGGGCCTTCCGGCACCATCTGCCACCACTCGGTCACGCGGATATGGAAGCCCAGCGGCTCAACGACGCGACGCAGCGCGCTGATCGTCCCCTTCTTGCGGTGGATGGCGAACGAGGCGGCGGTCACGCTGCGCTTGGTAGTCAATGGCCAGGCCGGATCCCATCGATCCACCGAGAACGCCCATGCGAGGAATGGCAGCAACTCCGCCGGGCAGGTCGCCGGGTTCCACAATGCGCGCAGCGGGATTGGGACTCGCTCGATCGAAGCGCCGACCCTGGCTGCGTTTCGTTCCAGCTCGGTGCGTTCGGCGGCAGCAGCGTGACGCTACTCACGAGGGCCCCCGTTGATGATCTCGACGCCCATGCAGTAGCCGGCCTGCGTATCGTCAAGCACGATGTCTTCTGCAGGCTCGATCAGGTCGACGCTCTCAACGCCAACGACGTGCAGGGCAGCGATGATCGCCGAGCGGTTGATATCGCGACCCAGGCGGCGGCGCGCCTTCCGGTAGGCATCGGCAGCGGTTGCCGCAGCGGCGAGGATCGGCTCGGCCTCGGGTCCCGGCTGCAGGTACAGCGTCGCGCGGATTTGGTAGCCGACGATAGCCGCGCTCTGCACCGTCAGGCGGTCGCCGAGCGGTCGGATGTCCTCGTCGCTCAGGCCGGCACTGACCTTCTGCAGCAGATCTGCTGGAGCGGTTCCATCCCCCTCTGTTGAGAGAATGCTGACAACGACCTGGCACCGGCGGGGCTGATGGCGCTCGCATCGGCGACCCGTCCGTCGGCTGACCTGGCGTGGAACTTGTACGCTTCGCGGGGGCCAGCCACAGACAGGCCCTCGAAGGCTTGCTGGGTGCGCTCCCGCAGCGAGTGGTCAAGCTCCATGACCGCGGGCGAGGGCGGCACGGTGGTTGGATCAGCCGGCGTGATGGTCAGCGGCCTACGTTGTACCTGGCGGCGATCTGCTCCAGGTCGTTGCCCTTGGCGAAGGGCAGCATCACGGCCCGGGCGGCGTCATTGATGCGCTGGCGCAGGACCATTTCGCGATAGGCGTTGTCCTGCAGCAGCTTGACGATCGGCTCGGATTCGAGCGCCAGCGTAGCG